CCAACGTGCCGGCGTCGGCTGCCGCGGCGGTCACCCGCTCGTGCTCGGTATCACCGAAAATCTTGACCGCCTCCGTCGCCGCTCCGGTCTTGTCGCCTTCGCTTTCCAGCTTCTGAATGTGCTCGAGCTGGGCCTCGGTGAGGAAGTGGTACTGCTGGTTCAACTCAGTGATGGCCTTCACCGGGTTCTCTTCCAGCTTCATGATCGCGGAGACGGCCTTGTCCATGCTCTGGCCCGTGAGTGCCGCAAAATCGACGGCAGCCTGGCCGGCATGCTGAAGCTCGTCGCCGCCAAGGCGACCCGTATTGGCAAAGGCCTGCAAAGCCTCGCGCGCTTCGCCAATCGTGGTCTCGCCGGTGACGATCGCCTGCGTCATCGCATTGAACTGCCCTTCGGTCACACCGAGGTAGCCACCTGTATTGATCAGCGCCTTGTTGAATTCTTCGGACTGTTGAGCGCCTTTGAATACCTCATAGGTATATCCGGCGACCGCTGCTGCGACGCCGGTGATGGCAAGGCCCACCGGCGAGAACACGGCCTGCATGAGGCCCATGCGGTTGGCCAGTGTGACGGCCGAGCCCTCCATGCGGGTGAAGTTGCCGCGGAGCGCCTCGCCGGTCAGGACGCCGAGCTCACGCGCGACGCCGGCATTCACCGTCATGGCCGCCGTGTTTTCGGCGATCGCCGCCGTCGATGCTTCGGTGGCGGCCGTCGCACCTGTCTCGGCGCCGATGTACTCGTCGATCGCCACCGACTGCGCGGTCTGCCGCGCAATCGCTTCCTGCGTCGCGGCTACCTGTGCCTGGGTGGCTTCAACACGCAAGCCCAGGCGTTCGGCGAGGCTGCGTTCGCTCTCCGCCGTGGCACTGTTGGCCGCCTGCTGTTCCAGCGAGGCCTGCACCATGGCGCGGATGCGGGCCGAGGCGGCGTCGGCGCTTTCGGCTACCGTCGCCTGGGCCGCCGCCATGGCCGCCGCCGACTCGGCCACGGCGGTCTGCATGGTGTTGGTCGCGGTGACAACCTCTTCCGCGCCGCTGGTCATGCCCTCGGCAAGACCCTCGTCCACCGCCGTTAGGCTGACTTTGATCTCTTCGTCATTACCTGACATGGGTCAATCCTGTGGTGGTGGCGATCCGATGAGCGATTCCAATGCGGCGAGGGTGTCTTCGCCGTTCGGGTCCTGTGCGTCTTCCCTGGCCGCGCGCTGCTGCGGTGAGATGCCGGCCGAGATGGCGACCGCGATCGGCAGCGGCGGCCAGTCGCTCCAGACCTTGGTAAGGGCCACGTAGCGCGGCCAGGTCATGCCATCGAGCACCTGGTCGAACGTGTGCCCCGTGAAGGCAACGAGCTGGGCCACAACCTCGCTGATGTCTAAATCTGCGAAGGTGTGGCCGTCGTTTCCCCCGGCTCGTCCTCCTTCGCTAGCCACCCGTTGCGGTCGAACAGCGCGAAGCCCACTGCGTTGAAGTTCGCGATGGTCAGGCTGTCCAGCAGGAAGTCGCGATCAACGGGATTGCCGGCGGCCTGCGTTGAAGCGATGACCAATCGGATCAGAGATTCGCGCGTGGCGGCGTTGGTGTATTTGAGCCCGTCCTGGCTCATCAGCAGGTCGATGTCTTCCTTGAGATCCTCGAGCTGGCGAAACGTGAGGGCCGCGAACCGAAGCTCGCGGCCGCCCAGGTTCAGCGTTTTACGGCTGATGGTTGTCATCGAGATCAGCCCGCCTTGTCGTTAGTCGACCAGTCGAGCACGCGGCCGGCGACGTCGGCCATCACGTCCCACTCGAAGTTGGGGATGGCGAAGTCGTTCTGCTTGGTCGCGAACGACAGCTTCGAGGCCGTGCAGGCGTACAGCTTGATGCCCGGCAGGGCCGCGCCGCTCGCGGTGTAGCCGCCGGCAAGCACCAGCGAGAAGATCGGCGCCTGGCCCACCAGTTGCTGCGTCAGGCTGAGCTTCTGCCCCGATGCGGCGATGGTGTAGCTGTAGCTGATGAACACCGGCGTGCTGGCATCGGCGGCTGCAAACGTGAACACGCCCGCTGCGACGCTGTACTGGCCCGCGGTCGGCGCGCTGGCCACCTTGGTGAACGGCAAGCCGGTGGTTCCGTTGAGCACTTCCCACTCTTCGACGAAGGTCGCGCTGTTCGTCACCGTCACCGTATAGGCGGTGGAGGCAGGAATCTGGCCAGACTCACGCACCGCCACCGCAGTCTCGCCCGTGGCCAGCGTGCTGTTGAAGAAGATGTCGTTGAACAGGCGCGCCTGGATGTTCGCCGAGGCGGCCTTGCCGCTGATCTTGGCGTTGCCCTGGCCGACGGCAACCGGGAAGTTCATCTGGCCGTAGAGCGGCTTGGTGGTCCAGGACATGTCGAGGGAGACGTTCTGCAGGGTGCCGAACGACTGCGGCGTCGCGTTGGCGGCGCTGCTCTTGGCGAACAGGGAGCCGGTATGGAAGAAGAGCTGCATGGCGTGGTTACTCCTTGGTGGCAGGCGCCACGGCAGCGGTCACGCTCTTGACGAGCGCGTCCTTGTCGTCGGCGGAAAGGGGGGCGCGACCAGCGACGGCCGCGGCGTGGAAGTGGTCGACGTACCAGGCGTCGATCGCAGCGGTGACACGCTGCTCGAGCGACGCGGGTGCCGGGATGGAAGCGGGCAACGCTTCGCCCTCCGGTCGCCCGGATTCGGTGTCTTCGGTCATGGATCAGTCCTCGGTTTAGCCCGGCGTCTTGATGAGCAACGGGATGCGTGCAAAGCCGCGGTCGTCGAGCGCGCCGTCGGCATATTCGATCGCGCCATCGAGGCGCACTTCGGTCACCAGGCCGCCGAGCGATTGCGCGCCGGTGAGAGAGGGGTTCACCGCCGGCGGCAGGCCCACGGCCGCGCACAGCGCATCGATGAGGGGATTGAGCTGAGCGCCTGGCGAGATGGCCGGATCCGTGCCGTAGACGTACACCCACCACTCCACGCGCAGGCCGCCGGTGGGCGGGAGGTTGCCGGCCTGGTGCGACCAGTCCTCCTTCATCTGCACCTGATAGAAGGCGGGGAAGTCGCCAGGCGACAGGTCCTCGATGTGCTTGAGCCGGCGCGACGACGAAATGAAGCCGGCCGCTGCCTGTCCGCGCGCAAACATTGCGGCATAGATGGCCTCGCGGTTCATCGCTGCGCCTCCGCAATCAGCTCGGCCATGGACTTGCGGATGCGTTCGATCTCGACCGGCGCCTTCTCACGCAGCGAGCTGCGCAGGAACGACCGTTCGGGCAGGTTCATGCGCATGGGATGGGCGCGCACCTCGACCATGCGGGACGCGATCGACTTGCCGAAGGCCATCGTTTGTGTGCGTTGGTGGGCAGGCACAGTGACGGTGCCCTGGAAACCGTATTCGTGCGGACGGGCATACTTCACGTCGGTGCTGACGACCGCCGAAACAGACGATGTATCGGTATTGACACGTTTGCTGATCGAATTGCGTAGCGTGCCGGTGCGGCGATTCAGGACTTGCCCGGACAGCTTCTCCCGTGTGACATGCTGCTGGATGTCCTGCGCCGCGCTATCCATCACCTCCAGCAAGCGCGCGCGCACGCCGGTGCCGATGGCGACCATCATGCGCACGACGTTGTCCTGGCCGGTGACCGCGCTCATGCCATGTACCGCCGTTGATAGTTGGCCAGCACGGTTTTGCAGGACGCGGGAACATCGGCCATGGTGTAGGAGATCACCTCGCCGTTGAGGGTCTTCCCGGAGACGTGCAGGTCGGTGCGTCGCTTGTACTTCGTGGCCACGATCTCGACCGTCGCTTGCGAGAGATCAGCCGGCACGGTGTCGAAACCGGCGGTGTAGGCGATCACGACGTTCTGCACGCCGCGCGGGAACAAGCCGCCGCGCAGGTAAAGCATGTCATCGTCGAACACGTAGCCGAACCCGTGCGGCGACGCCGAGGCGGGAATGGTCTGCCCGTCGATCGTCACCGACGCGACGTTGGTCACCGGATACTGGCGGAACGGCAAACGGTCGCCGCCCACGCCGTTGCGCGGCTCGATGTAGGACGCACTCAGCAGGTTGCGGTTGCAGTAGTTGTTGACGAACGCGGAGGCGTTGGTGACCAGCGTCTGCAGCAAGGCGTCGTCGCTCGAGCCCGTGATGCTGAGAAAAGCCTTCACGTCGGCCACTTGGCACAGATCGCCGGTCGCCATGGTTACGCGCCTTCGCCGGCCGCACCGCTGTCGCCGTCGGCGCCTTCACCGCTGCCGGCGTCGGTACCGGTGGCCGGCTGCTTGCTGTCCTTGGCAGACTTGGCCTTCTTGGGCTTGGGCAGGCTGTAGCCGTGCGCGGACAGCTCGTCGATCGCGCCGCGCGGTACCGACACGACGCCGTCTTCGACCAGGAACTCGCGGCCATTCCACGATGCGGCGCTGGCCGCGGCGGGTGCGACCAGGGTGATCAATTCTTCTTCGGACATGATGTTCTCCTCGGGAAAAAAGAAGGGCGCCTGAAGACCAGGCGCCCTGTCGGGGGTCAAACCACTGCGTTGAGGTAGCCGTTATCAGCCCGGCGCGATGTTGGTGATCATGCCCATCGAGGCGGGGAAGTAGTGCTGCAGCACGCCGTCGGCGTAGACGCCGTACTCGTACTTGCGGCTGCGCAGCGGCCACAGGATCGAGTAGTAGTCGCGGCGCATGTTCATCTTCATGATGTTGCGCACGTTCGACAGCGGGTACGGCACCTTCTCGGTGGTGAACAGCACCGTGCCCTGCGGCAGGAACGGATGCACGCGCAGACGCAGATCCGGCGTGCCGTAGCCGATCGGGTTGGTGTAGGTGCGCACGCGGGCGCCCGCCTTCACTTCGCCGTCCGCGCCCTGGAAGAACACCGAGGCGTTGGTGTTGCCCGCGAGGATCAGCGCCTTGATGGCCTTCTGGTCGGCGCCGCTGATCCAGATATCGGTCGGGACCAGGCGGTAGTTCTGATAGAACGACAGGATCGCGTTGTCGAATTCCAGAATGCCGCCCGTACCGGACCCGGTGCTGGTCAGCTTGTTGCCGGTACCGGGCGTGCCGGTCGCCTGTGCGGCGATGTACGAGCCCGAACCCGAGGCGATCATCTGGGCGATGAGGCCGTCGAACACCAGCGGATCGTTCGACTTGTCGGTCGCCGGGATCGCAGTCAGGTTCTGCGTGCCGCTCTGCGGCGCCGTGATGGCCACCGAGTTGATCGTGGTGATCGCGGTCAGGATCTGCGAGCCGGCGACACCGTAGTACCAGGCATAGCCGAAGGCGCCCGGCACAGCGGTCACGCTAGCGGTGAGCGAGGACGCGCCGGTGGTGGTCGTGGCGGCCGCCGAGGCGGACGGCGCGGCGCTGAAGCCCTGGATCGTGTCCTGGCTGCCGTCAGCGTTGGTGCGGACGTACGGAATCTTCACGCCCGCAGCGACCGTGGACGACACAGAGCCGCGCAGCGTCAGAGCCACGCAGGTCAGCAACCCCGACTGCGACGGCAGCGTGCCGCCGGTGGTGCTGGTGGCCACCGTGGGCGTGGGCGTGGTGCCCAGCTGCACGCTACCCAGACCGCCGAGCATCACCTTCTCCTCGGCCTCCATCGTCGCC